GGCTTTAACCGCGGTTTGCTGGCCGTAGAGCTGGTTAGCCTTGATCAAGACATCGATCTGTACGCGAACTACATCATGCTGAACGGCGCGAAGCCAAGCGGGATGTTCACGACCGAAGCCGTTATTCCTGACGCAAAATACAAAGAAATAGCCTCCAGACTTAAAGAAGCTTGGGCGGCAATGACTAATTCCCGACAAACCGACCCGTCAAAACCGGGCCAAGGGATGCTGCTCGACCAAGGCATGAAGTATCAGCCGCTGGATATGCTGACCTTGCAGGATGCTGACGCAAAGGAATTGAAGCTTCAAACCATGAAGCGAATTTGCGGCCTTTTCGGGGTTCCTCCGGCCATGATTGGCTTGGAAGGCCAAAAATACAATAATACTCAGACTTTGTTGGATGAGTTTTATAAATCTACGATGTATCCTGTTTTAGTTAATATTCAGCAAAAGCTGAAAAATAGTTTATTTAATGGATACCCGTCGCTTTCTATTGAATTTGATACTCGTAATTTCCTAAAAGGTGCTCCGCTTGATCAAATGAATTTTGTCAATGCGGCAGTAAGCGGTGGGATTATGACTCCCAACGAAGCGCGGGAATATCTGGGAATGTCTGCCATTGAAGGCGGAAATGAGCTGAAACAAGACCCAAAACAAGCCGACCCACTGGCGGGTAGCTCTCCGCAAGACACTGGCGGCGGGGGCGGGAGTCAAAAACGCAAAATGAATATCGGAAAGACTTGACTTAAAATGCGAGTTGACCCAAGATATATGCTAGCTTTAGCCAAAATGGTTAAAGCCAAAGCCCCTAAAATACAAGATAATGACCAATCTATCGGTGTAGGGGTAATCAATGAAGCAAGTCCAAATTGTTTGCGAAGCGAAACTAAACATCGCAAACGAGGCAGGCCAAGAGCCGACCGGAAAGATTGAAGCCCGAGTTACTACTTGGGGGCCACGGGAAGGCGCAGACGGGCGTAAATTTAATTATCAGCCCGAAGGTTTCATGCAATGGGCCGAGGACTTTTCTAAAACTGGCCGTCCATTGCCAATGTATGTCAATCATCAATCGGATGCGATGCCTGTTGGTGAATGGACTTCTTTTGAGTTTGATGATACTGGCATGACTGCTTGTGGCCGTATGTATCTCAACACTACGGTCGGCTCAGACCTTTATCAAGTGATGAGCGAGTCGCCCAATATGTTTGGCGGCGTTTCTGTTGGCGCTTACGCCGAAGAATATCAGTGGGTCAAAGAAGACGGTGAACCCATGTCTATGGGTTCTAGTGATTCCAATATGGATGGATATTTCCAAATCACTAAAGGCGGTTTGCGTGAAGTATCTGTCGTGATGCACCCAAATAACCCAATGGCCGAAGTTCAAAAGCTGGAATTTTTTCGGCCCGATGGTTCTGCCGATCTTAAAGTTCTGGAATCAGCACTGCGGGAAGCAGGACTGTCCAAGAAGGATGCGGTCACTGCCGCGTCCATGTTCAAGGCCGTAATTGCCGAGCGGGATGCAAAGCAAGAGGTCGAGAGCGAAACGCCCGAGCGGAGCGATTCCGATGCGGAAGTGACCGAAGCTGAGATTCTTGCTGCTCTTGAAGAGCGTGAGCTTCTCGAAATCCTTAATGCCAAATTGAAAGGCTAATCATGTCTCAAGTTATCATTGAAAAACTGGACGCGATCCAAGCGTCTACCATTGCAAAGACCGAAGAAATCTCTGCACAAGCCAAAGAAGCTATCGAAGCTGCCAAGGCTGAGTTTGCTGAGAAGGTTGCTGCGCTGGAAGCCAAAGTTGCTTCTGCTCCTTCGATTATTCGTCCCGTGCACAAGACTGTGCGTGGCGATGTGAACCGTAAGGTCCGTGAGCAACTGAAGTCGTATGTGGCTGGCAAGCCCATCGGCGAGAAGAGCCTCGAAATCTTCTCTGACGAAAGCGAAATGCAAGCGTACCTGACGGAAGCCTCTGCGCTGACCGCCGGTGGTAACAATCAGGGTGGCCGTACTGCGTATGACCCCGTGTTCGTTGCTCTGCGTTTGTACAACCCGATGCGTGGTCTGTCGCGTACGGTTGCTACCGATGGTTCGTCGTATCAGTTCCGCGTGAAGACCGGCAACGCTGGCGCTCAGTGGGGCTACAGCATCCAAAACAACGGTTCCGCAACGACTGAAGACACGTCGATTTGGCAGTTGGTGTTGAAAGACATCAACGTGCAGTTCCCGATCCGCACTGCGGCTCTGGATGACATCGACGGCTTGGAAGCCAACGTGGTTGACGATATGTTGGCCGAGTTCAGCCAATCTGAAGCCCAATCCATGATTTCCAACAACGACCAAACCGGCACGGGTTCTACCGTGACCACCGGCGGCGCTGATGGTCTGCGTGGTTTGGATCAGTATGCAGGCGGCAATGCTACCTACACTGGTGGCACTACCTCTGCGGCCGCGTTCGGCTCGTCTGGCACCGGCTCTACCTCGGGTCTGCACTCGCTGGCAACGTATGACCAATTGACCACCAACGGTTTTGGAAGCACGAACAACGTGACCTTCCAAGACGTAGTGAACATGGTCTACGCACTTCCGCAGCAGTACTGGACTCCCGGCGCTAAGTGGATGATCAACCCCGTGATGCTTGCAGCCATTCGTGGTCTGAAAGACAACAACGGAACTCCGATCTTCGAGCGTATGCATCCTGCTGCCGAAGCCGGTATTGTTGGTCAACTGTTGGGCTTCGATGTGGTCGTTAACAAGTACGTTGACAACCCCACTGCTGCTGGTGCTTCTGCTGGCACTACCAAGCTGTATCCGATGTTCTTCTGTGACTGGACTCGTTTCCACACGATCATCGACCGCTTGAATATGCTGGTTCGTCGCTACGACCAAACGGCTCCCGGCTACATAACTTTCTACGGCGAAAAACGTCTGGCAACCAGTGTTCGCGACCCGAACGCCGGTGTGCGTTATCGCTCGACTGTTACCGGTGCCTGATTAGGGGGGACTTCGGTCCCCTCTTTTTGAACAATCTCAGAGAACGAACATGACCACCAAAAAAATTCTCGAAGCAATCAAGCAATCAATCCATGAGGGCAAGCAAGTCAAAGTTGACTTGACTGAAGCTTCGGCAATCACTGGCTCCGGCTCCGGGGTTGGTGGTAATGTCGTTTTCGACGATGCCTTTGCAGCACTACGTTATGCGAATCCATTCCGCATGGGTTCTCGCGTAGTGCCTGTGAAGGGCTCAGATATGCAGTTCGTTGCCAAGGTTGGTAACGCAACCAATCAAGCAGGCAATCCTTGGGGATATCTTGTTGCAAACAACGTCGGTTCTCCCGACACAGATACCAAAATTTGGCAATTGCCGGTTCGAGCAATCACTGCTCAATTGCCAATTCGCTCTGCTGTTTTGTCAGACGTAAATAATTTGCAAAGCACTTTGGTCGAAGATTTGATGCTGGAATTTGCGCAACTCGAAGGCGCATCGATGGCCGTCAATTCAGATCAAGCTGGAAGCACTACGACCACTACTGGCGCTGAAAGCGGTCTGCGTGGTTTGGATATGTATCTTGATGGCGCGGCTTCTGCCTATGGCACCTCTGGCACGGCCATCACGAATGGCATTCACACGATTGCAACTCTAGATTCTGGTGCATCAGTTGCATATAACGACATTGTTAATACGGCCAACAAATTGCCCGGTCAATATTGGGCTCTTCCCGGCACTGCTTGGTACATCAGCCCAACAATGATTGCCACGCTGCGCAATCTAACTGACAACCAAGGTCTTCCAATCTTCTTGGAGGTCGGTGATGAAGATGGAGCTGCTGTTGGCCGCATCTTTGGATGGCCGGTCATTCCCAATCCGTATTTGTCTTCCACTTACCCGATTTATCTGGCCAATTGGCAGCGGTTCTTGACGATTGGCGATACTGAAGAAATGTCGGTTCAAATGATGGATCAAACGGCTCCGGGCTTTGTGACGCTGTACGCTGAAAAGCGCGTCGTATCGTCCGTGCGTGACCCGTTTGCTGGTGTTCGGATGAAGGTCTAAAAATGCCTTCGCAAGACCTCATCTCCTACGCGCCAGCACTGGCGACTTCTCGTAATCCGTTCAACTATGAAAAGTTTGAGCAGATCAGTCGAGACGTTTCCACTTCATGGCTGACACTCGATGAGATCACTCAACAACTTAATCTTTTCCAAGACGAAAGCCAAGACCTTTATTTGATGTCTCTTGAATTGGCGACTCGCCAAGCGATTGAAGACTATCTTGGCCTTTCTATCTTCCCGGTTACCTATCGGGTGTATTACAACTCCTCATCTTTGTGGGGAGTGCCGTTGACGCTTGACTTGCCAGAGGTCAGTCAAAACGCTACGTCTTCTTTGCCCGGGGTTATCATCAACTCAGTTGGTTATTGGAATGCAAGCGTTCCTTCGGTGTTTACATTGCTTGATCCATTAACGTATTACTACGATCCATCTGGTAACAAAATTGTTTTGCAACAAATGCCCGAGGACATCAACTTTATGATGACCGCTCCAATTGTTGCAAATTACAAAACTGTTGCTAATCCGTTGGCAACTTATCCGGTAATTAAACAAGCCGCATTATTGTTGTTGACTCATCTATACAACAATCGATCCAATACTACTAGCGATATTCAGCACGAAATTCCTTTTGGAGTGGCGCAACTTCTTCGGCCATATAAACCTTTGGTTTTTTAATTATGGCAATTGCAAGATTTGAAAACATTGTTATCAAAAATTTGACTTTTGGTAAGTCGAATTTTGGTGAGCAATCGACAACTCAAACTGCTTGGTTTACCACTCGGGCAAGAGTTTCATCTGTTGCAAATAGTCTCAAGATTGCTGATAAATATCGTTTGTATCAAGATTTAATTCATTTCACTCTAAATTACACGCCTCATATTAAAAGAATCGTTGATAGCCAAAACCTTTTTTCTATTGAATGGAGAGGAAACGATTGGCGTATTGACAATGCGCGAGAGGCCGACGATAGGATGACGGTTCTCTTGACCTGTTATAGAAGCGATCCGGTGACTGCGGTATGAGTCAAAATAACCCGGTTGATTATGGCAAGGCGATTCAGTATCAACTGCAAAGCATCGTCGCGCCTGTACCGGTTTACGCGGCTTTTAACCGTAACTTTGCCACCGAGCCCAAGTTCATTACATGGATGTTGAGAAACGTCCATCAGCAAGTTTTTACGGGGCCGAATCAAAACAACAAAAGTATTGATCGGCCTATATTTCAGATTTCTATTTTTAGTCAGGGAATAGAAGACGGGTTTACTATTTCAAATCAGATATTACAATCTCTGCATGGCTATACCGGCCAGTTTGGGGGTCCAAGCGGGTTTTGGATTGCTAAAGCAGATGTATTTTGGCTATATAACTCATACAATAACGAAGAAAAGCTCGCTGAAATATTCCTAGACTGCACACTAGATATCCCAACATAAGACAAAGTTTTAACTTCAAAGGGATCAAAAATGGCTCTTCCATCAAAAGTATTGCCGGGTTTTAGCACAGCACTGTATGCCCAATCTGGCGCATCCCCGACTGCCTTGACTTTGACCCAACTGTCTACGTTGGCAAGCGTTTCGGCCATCGCGGTTTCCGGCAATCAGCTATTGATTGAAGCCGTCCCCGCTTTCGGTCAGGATGATGCAGTTGCATCGTTCGGCGTGGCTGGATCGCGTCAATCGGACAAGATTCCGGTGCAATCCGCGCCTACTTCCTTGACTATTACTGCGGCTTGGAATCCTTCAGATACGGTGATTCAACAAGTTCGCACGGATGCCTATTCTGGCGTTACCGAGCGCACTTACGTTGCTTCGGCCTCTGAAGGCGGGAACATTGTTTATTACGCTTTCAACGCCCGTGTTGGTCAATTCCAAATTGACGCTCAACCCGGCGCTGAAGCGAAGGCGATTTTCACGCTGCACCCGCGTGGAAATATGTACGGTTGGTCT